AATCAGACATATAGATGTCTACTGCTTGACGCAGTTTACCGGACTCATCAATGTTACGACGAACATTTGAACCTGTAGCATTCGCTTTAGCAGAGAATGTACGGCGGTTCTTTGGCGAAAGCATAACACGAGTGGCTTTACCGCCAGCTTCGTAAATTGTTTGCATGATTTCGTCAATGTGGGACAACTCAAGCTCACCTCTGTTAGAGGATGTAGACTCAGTAGAGAAGTTGTTTGCGCCAATACCTGCTTCTGCTGCAGTAACACCTGCATTAGAGATAGCCGCAGCTGTATTACCGGAATCTGTTGATGCAACGTTAACAACGTTAGAAGCCCAAGAATATACACCAGCCATAGTACCTGCTGCTGAAGCGGAACCTGGAGTGGATACGTTAAGTGAGTGAATCAAATCAGCTTCAACGTCACGGCGCATTTCTGTGCCACGCTTTTTGAGTTGATAAGCATACTCATCTGCAACGCCTGCTTGGTCTACCGCACGTTTGGTGCCGGAGACTGCTACGGTTTTAGCGTTAATTTGTGTGTAGTTGCCAAGACGAGAGCGATTACGATCTGCGTCTGCAAGTACTACACCACCGCCTGCACCGTGGTCACCACCAGTTGTTGTACGACCATCTGGAGTAACAGCGTCAAAGTCAGCACCTTGTGCAACACGAGAGTTGCCGGGAGCTTTCAATTCGTCTGTTTGCCATTCGTGGTAAATACCAGTAGCTTTTGTTTTGCCGATAGAGGACATGAAAGGAGTTTCATCACGAGTAATCATCGAGATAAAGTTTGCCAAATCCTCTTTTTCGGATACTGCTGCGCTTGATGCGCCTGAAGGAAAGCGGTTGCCTGTTGCGTTAGCCGCTTGTGTTGATGCACCGGAGGTGCCGTAACGTCCTGTTGCCATTTTATTTATACCTATATATTAGCCGAATACTGGCTTATCGTGTGGGAGCAAACTTTTTTAAGAACTCGATTTGATCTTCATTAGATGCATTTTGTTTAAATGCACGAGCCTTAACAGTTGCTTCCCTATCTTGTTTACGTTTAGTTGGTGTTCTAGCTTTCTTAGCAGGTACTTTCTTTGCGGGTATCTTAGCACGCTTTTTAGCGCCACTTTGTACTCCCTTTTTCAATCGTCTAAACTCATCCACAAATTTTACTAAGTTAGGATCTGATACTACATCAATAAGGGCCTCCGGTAGACCTTCCTCCAGCGCAAATTCACGCACAGAGTCTTTGATGCTATCATCCCAATCCGGGATAATATCTGTAATAGTATCATTAAAGTGTTTAACAGATTCTTGAAATTGTTGTTGTTGCAAAGCCTGTCGTTGTTGGCCTACTTGCGTAGCGAGGGACTCTCGCTTATTCCTTGCAGTCCAATAATCGTTTTGAGCTTTAGTTTGTTCTTGCGTTAGCTCACCAATTTCGTAAGTATCTCCTTCTAGCTGTGCACGAGACAACTTTTGAGTAATATCATGATACTTTTTCTGATGATTCATTTCTTCGCTATAAACTTCATTTGCTACAATTGTTGCTAAGTTTTCTATTTCACCTAGTTTTTGAGTACGCTCTTCCTCTAATGATTTACGAGCTTCCCCAATTTCACGACCTTGTTTGCTAAGATGTTGTTTGGTAGCGGAACCAGCAATCCAATCTGATAGCGGTAGAGTTACCTCTTCACCATCAATTTTATGGGTCACCATAATGTCTTCTAGATCATCTAATAAATAAGTCTCGACTTCGGTAGCCTCAGCATCTCCGTCTTCCTTACTATCATCTTCTCCTTCTTCATCATCTGGTTCAACATCATCTTCATATTCGGCAGAATCTACAGGCTCTTCAAGGTCTTCTTCTGTTCCTGTTTCTTCTGAGTCCTCAAGTTCAGGCTCGGGTTGAGATTCTTCGGGCATCGGAACCACCCCAGCTTCCTGGAGTATTTCAGATTTATTAAGAATGTCTGCAAGCATTTGATCTTCAGAACCGCTGTTGTCTAATAGGTCATCCTCTCGGGTAGAATTATTTTCTTCAGCCATTATTCAGTTACCTCCTTGCTAAGATAAGGGTTGTTCTTTCCGAAGTTCGGATTCCCTCTTTTTCTTTTAGGAGCGTAATTCTCTTCAAGCATTTCTATTAATGCTGATCGATATTCGACCAGACCTCTTACCGTACTAGCATCATTCCTAATCCGGTTAGCTCCATTAATATCTGCAATGTGTTGATTAATATAATAGTCTATTGACTTTTCAATATTCTCTATTACTTTATCAATTGATTCTCTACTGCTTCTAAGCATCACTATTTACCTCACCTAATTCTTCCATGATAGGAATATTCCGGCCTCGTGTCTCCATACTAATTAACTTCTCTTTAACGCTACCAAGCGCCATAGAGCAAGCATATAAGTGTTCTCGACTCTTGCTTTCATGAGGTTCTGTTCTCAGCCATTCAATAAAGAAATCTACAAGGATATCCCCGTATGCTGAGTCAAAGAAGCTATTGCGAGTGTGTGCAGCAAACTCTGCTTCTTGTAGTGCGATCTGCGATAGACGATCTGGATGCACCTTCTTGGTCATCCTCTTTTCGCCTGATTCTCTGTACTTTTCCATAATTTACCTTATAAGCACATCATCCTTACGGGTAGAGGTGCGGTAGAAGAGGGGGCTACTGCCCACCTCCTCCTATAGCTTGTTGTAGTAATTGAGCTGCTTGTGCAGGATCAATTCCCATTTGTTTTACCATTGCATCCAATGATTGAGTTTCTCCTGAAGGTGCCGCTTCAATAGACTTAACTATCTCTACAGCCTTCATCATTATTTCATCCATGTTCCCCGGAGTCGGGAGATGCTCTGGTGGTACTTCTGCTTTAATTGCAGCAGTTTTGAGTCTAGCCCATTCTTGGCTATGACGATCAAGTGCAATAGCTGTCTGCCTAATGTTATCTTGAAGCGAGTTATCCGCTTGAACTTTGGTATAAACAGAGTTAGCTTCTGCTTGTTTAGCTTTAGATTCTTCAACACGATTATTAATCTCCTTAATCTTAGCCTCTTGTTCGGCTGCAGTTTTTTGTAACTGTTCTGCTTGTTTAAGGAACTCTTCCGTAGTATGGTCTTGAAGGTAATTCTCCGGCTTGAGGTCAAGAGTATTTAGCATGTCAAAGGCAATATTAGCTATTGCATCTGGCTTAATCATACTACCTGCTCCTGCTTCCTTGAGCATAGGTACAAGTTGAGATGCAACCAACATTAACTTGTCACGCTTATTAGCGTTAGAGTTTTCTCCAAGGTTTACATCTACTTCTATTTCAATAAGCTCTGGAAGATTCTTAAGATCTATATTAAGTATTTCACCTCTACGATCTGACATGATTGATACTTCATCCATGTTATCACGAATAGATTTAAATACACCTTCACATAAACGTTTAAACCCACCTTCCGCAAACTTACGTGCAATATGTTGAATGCGTTTTTGACTTGCATTCATCACTTGGCTTAGCTTCATTTCGCTGTTACCAGACACATACAACTCATCATTAAGCCCTTGCGCTGCCTTAGACATGCCTGTTGCTTGTTCTTTATGAACTTGTAAGTGCTGTAGTAAAGGAACTGTGCCTGCACTAATTGCACTTGGAGGTAAGTCAGATACTGCGCCCTGTGGATTTCCGTTAGTAGGAATAATCTGTTTAGGCTTAAGATTCTGTAGTGCAGAAAAGTCTACAACATTAGGGTCTGCAAGTTTAGGAGAATAGTTAGTAAGGTAAGTATTCTCTACAAATCCACGCAGAATAGCGGTTGATGTTAAAGTAGTAGAACGAGTCATGTCTGCTACTGACAGTCCAAAAAATTCATAAGGAATCTCGAATGGGCTGAGAGAAGCGAGTGGCACATAACTACAGTCTTCTTCATACAAAATAGTTGAGCCTGCAACAATGAAGTGCTTTAATTCAGCAATACCATCGCCATCACGATCTACTTCCATCCAACACTCTGTAACAGATACGTTACGGTTGGCCTCTAATGATACATCATCTGCATCACCCATACCTTCATAATGCGCTTGTCCTGTTACTCTTTTGCGTACTGATACGTCATGAGAGTATGCTGAGTGATCTTCTGAAGAAGTAGGGAGTACTGACCAGTCTTCAACTTCGTCTGCAATATCAGGATACATCTTACGTATGTCTGATCGAGACATTTCTATCTGAATACCAACAAAGCTGGCAGTTTCAATACTGCTTGCGTCTCTTGAAATCAAAAAGTTTTCTGGTGGAACATTTTCAATCTTAACTTTAGACATATCATACGTTCTTTTAAGACGCACATCTTCGTAAGCATTAGTCATGGGATTGAAGTTTAATTCACCAACAACTTCCACATCTTTATCAGATAGTTTAAGATCAAGAGCTTCTTCTGTAAGTGATTCATACTCTTCAAACTTAGTAGAAACATCTTCAACAAAGTCCCAACGGATTACTGAGTTCTTCCACAACAAAGCGGATTTGACCCAAGTATTCATTAGTTCCCAGCCGTTATTCTTCTTAAATATAGTATAGTTTACCAGCTCAGAAGCATCGTTAGCTGCAGCGATGGCTGTAGGAGAGACGGACCAGGGCTTAAACTTAGCCAGTCTGTTATTATTAAACATAAGTTCTGAAATAATTGCAAGGTAAGCCTCAACTGTTTCTGTAGTATCCGAAGATACAATTTTAGATACACCATTAGGTGTAAGATGCCCCGAGGGTAACCCTGCGTACTCGTAAGTAGACTGTAATCTATCGTTAGCAAGCTCAGAAGAGTTTAAGAAATCTCCAACAGAAGTAGAAACCCCCGCTGAAATAAGACTTATTAGTTGGTCGTCAGTTACTTTTTCACGGTAACCTGTCATATAATCGCCCATAAAGGCCTCCTATCTATCTAGCACCCCTATGGGTATACGAAATTAGTTCGAGGTTTTTGAACCAAAGGTACCTCGAAAACCTTAAAGGACAGCATGAGGTTCAGCTGTGTAGTCCGTCTTTCCCCTCTTTCCGCCATTCTTCACGGTGAGCACGGACAAGTTCTGGTTCTTTTACTGGAGCCTCATTGGCTCTAGCAGTAGTAACCGAATTTTTAGATTTAAGAGTAGGATCCCATACTTTACCATTCTTTTGTTTTACACCCTTTGAGGGTCTGTATATAGACATTCTTATCCTCCTAAATCTTTTTTGAGTTGAGCTAATTCTTCAAGTTCTTCTACACTCAGATCTGCACTAGACTTTTCTGCGGTAATAGATTCAACTCTTGTCTTCTTAGGTGCTTTGTATTCACCTAGCTCTTTAGCAATTTTAAAGGCTTCTTCTCTATCACCATCTTCCATTGCTTCATGCATAAGCAACTTCATTATGTCCAGAGGATCTTGTGCAACCGAATTGATTGCTTCCAAAGTTTCAGCCATCTCTGCTGCTTTTTCTTTGATTCTAATATCTCTTTCTTTCTTTAACCTACGTGCCTCTGCAGAAGCTTTAACTCCCGCTGCCTGAAAATTTTTAATTTTTTCTTGACCTTCAGGAGTATCGGGGTTAATCATATGTTGAGCAAAGTTAGCCTGACGAGGATCTTTCATCATCCTTTGTCTAATTTCTTCTATTTGTTTACTTGTCTTAGGCATTAAATCCATTCCTCATTGTTACGGTTAACAAAGTTCTTTTGTCTCCAATCAACTTTGTTATTAGATAACTTGTCAATATTAGTACGATACGCTTCCCATGCAATTGCAAGGGCCATGACAGTATCATCGTTGCGTCCTTGTATTGCTTCTGTTTTACCTGATGCTGTAGATATATAAGTCTTCATTTCAGATAAAATAGTCTTAGAAGGAATCCAGATGTCTTCTTCTTCAACTGCGTTTTTAAGCTGACCTATAACCCTAGGCTTACTGCCATGAGTCATTCTGAATCCCGGTGTTTGACCTTCTTCAGAACTTAATCTTGCAGCCTTCGTTTCGTAATACATATTAACATAATTCATTTGTTTAAGGCGTTGAAGTGTAGCAACCCCCATACTGTTAGATTCTACTGCTAACAGGGAGTTATTAAAATAACGCCCTAGGTAAAACAAATGTTCTCCGTATAAAGTAGGATCTACTGTGTTATCTCGGTACATAGCACATATATGTCCTTGGGTGTTTAAAACTACTGCTGTACTATAGTCTTGTTTCACACCCAGTGCTACATCTGCCCCGATAATATAATTGTCTTTCCAATCCGGTGGTATCCATATTTCAAGATTACCTCTTGGGCTGTCATCAAAGGAA